GGAGTCTCATGCAAACCCGTCACCGGGTTATAGAGCGCACAGTCCCCGGGATTCCTGACACGAAGCTTCGACGTATCGGACACGAAATACCATCTCCCATTGTCTATAACAATCCCCTGGCAGACAGCCGTGGCCCGCACCAAGCCAGGGGGAAAGATGCGGGCCACGGCCGAATAGGGAGCCTTAACAGCAGCAGAACACTCAGGACTAACCGGCGCTGGTCTTGTCGACCAGAATCCGGCCGCCCTCGATACGAGGCATCCCGCCGCCGGTCCGCCAGTACATGTAGAACCCGCGGGAACCGTTCGGCCGCCGGTTCGAGCCGAGCATGTGCGGGATGAACTCGATCGACGCCGACCCGGGCTTGTCGACGATCACATACTCGGACAGGTCGGCGAACACGATCTCCTGATCGAGAGCGGTCGTCGTCTGCGTACTCGGAGCATCGTCCGTTTCAACGACAGGCTTGTCCAGCCACCTCGACGTGACCGGGTCACGCAGGTCCCCGCTGTACGACGACGACACCCCGGTAGCGCCGAGGGACTTGACCGCCAGCGAGTACAGAGGGTTACACACCCACGACCCGCGGCCCCGGAACCGGACCGGCAGTGCCCGGTACGCGGCGTGGATGTCGACCAGCCCGATCGTCGCCGCCGTCGTCGACGTCACCTGGAGTGACGACGACGCGTTGATCGCGGTGAAGAGACCGGTCGGCTCGTTACTGCCCGACCCGGCGCCGGTCATATGCCCGGCACCCTCCAGCCGATCCCTAGCGTCAGCGAAAATCATGAGCGCGTCGCTGGTCAGGCCGTCGATGTCATCGAACGCCTCGATCGACGCCAAAAGCAGAGACTGCGGCTTCTCCAGGTCGATCGTGGGCTGCGCGACAGCCGGAGTGTCATCACTGACCTCGGTGAGCTCGGCATCCCACGATGCGGTAGCCCCGGCGGAGGTGACACCCTTCCACTGGTTCCCGATGGTCAGCGTCCGGACCGTCGCATACTGTCGCATGACGTTGCTCGACCCGTCGTTCGTGAGCAGCAGCGTCGGGTCGAGAAAGCTCGGGACCAGGAATCCACCGGCAGTGTTGGTGCCGACGGCCATCGCGGCGCGCTCCTCCGGCTCCAGGAACGCTTCCCGGCCGGTGACCATTTTCTTCCAGCCCTCAAGGTACGCGTCGCTACCCCGCGCCAGGATGTTCGCGGCCCACCGGGTGTCCTTGCCGTGTCGCTTCAGGGTCCGCTCGAAGTGCCGTTCGTTCGCGGCGCCGCCGATCTCCCGGGCCTCCATCGCCCGTAGGTTCGCGTCGACGAGGGCCCGCTCTAGGTGCCGCCCGTGCAGGGACCGGTCCTCCAGGACGGCGAACGGGTCGTCCCGGATGATGACGTTCGGTGCGGCGTGGCGTGCGCCGTCGCCGGGCTCGATGGTGTGCTCATGGCGGGGCTGACGGGCGAGGGCCTCGACCTGGGCGCGCTGAACGTTCCTGAGCTCGATGGCCTCGATCTCGCCCTGACGCTCCTCGCGCTCCTTCAGTAGCTCGTCGAACCTGGCCTGCTGATCCTCGGTGAGGGCTTGGTCTCCGGCCTCGGTGTCGATAGCCCGCAGCTCGTCGACGATCTCGCCGATTCGTGCGCGGAGTTCATCCAGAGTCACTGGCTCTCTCCTTTCTTCATGAACGGAAAAATGAGGTCGCGTCGGTGACGCGGCCCGTGCCCGTCCGAGTGGTGCGCGGAGAAACTCCCGTCCGGCTCGTCCGTTTCTTGCGGTGCGGCTCCCTCATCGACGCGGGCCGTGCTTTCGGCGGCGGCCGGCGGAAGGGGAGTGCGAATATGGGCGGCACGCTCGGCGAGGCCGTCGACGTGCCGCGGGTCGCGGCTGCGGAGCCGCTCGTAATAGGTGTCCGTCATCGACCTGATACCGGCCGTCGCCTCGGGATTCGCGGGAAACGTCACCGGTCCCGCCTCATACAGGCGGACCTCCAGGATCGTCCGCTCCGGAATCCCTTTCGGATTGTGATCGGACACCCCCGGGTCGTCATTCCACTCATCCCGGATAACCCGGAACCGGAAAGATGACCCATACACACCGGCCCGTAAACCGGGCAGGAGGTCACGGTTATAGGTCGTGTCGAACAGGTCCCCTTCGAGGACGGCGCTGTCGGCGTCTTCACGCAGGTCGTCCGTCGGGCACAGCACTTTGTTCCCGACCGCGAAATCGTATCCGTGGTCGTAGAGGCAGCGAATGTTCGGGCGCTGCTCCAGCATGGTTTTCCGGAATGCGCCGCGAACGGTGCGCTCCAGGAAGTCGCCTTCCCACCAGGACGAGATCTCATACCACGTGTCGAAGGGGGAGAAGCGGACCTCCAAACGCCCCAGCCCGGCCGTTGTCTCATCACCTTCGCCATCGGCACGGACTTCCGGTGACAGGCGGAGGGCTCGCACGAGGTCGAGGTCGTACAGTGTCTCCATTACATCTCCCTCATGCGTGACGGGTTTTTTCCGTGAAACGCTGAATCGAAGTTGCCGTCTAAGCGGCGGATGTTTGAGTGCCGGATTCGGGTTTCTGTAGCTGAACCGAGAACAGTCCGGAATGCTTCAGCAGTGACCAATCTCCGGCGATAACAGCGGCCTTCACCGATTCGGCCTCGAAACCGGCGTCGATCAGGTTCCGGATCGTCTGTGCCTCTTTCGACGCGATATCGGCCTGGTCGCGTTGGTCTTCACGCAGGAACGCGACGTCCCGGTCGTCGTACCACAGCTCCACCGACCCGTCCGTGCGTGGAGGGGTCAGGAGAGGGGCGAGGGAGGAGCAGGCATTCCGCCACAGCGGACGGAACGTGCCGTCCGCCGTGGAGCGTTTCGCGGCCGTGTAGTTCCCGGCATTCAGGCTCGACCCGGCCATTCCGTCGCTTGATCCGAGAACGACAGGGTGGATTCCTCCAGCCATGGCGATACGTGTCTCACCCTGACCGCGCAGGGCTTTCATATCGAGGTCCCGCATCGTGGATCCGAGGATCGTCGCGTCCGCCCCGGCGGTCAGCAGGAGCGTCCCGTAGGCGTCGTCGATACTGCCGTGACTCGCCTCGTACGCTTCCTTGAAGAGGTTGAATTGTTGCCGGGTTGTTTCCGCCGGAAGTTTGATGAGGAAATTCGGTGACCCGCCATGCTCCAGATAGGCTATTTGGTGATCCGTCGCCTGCTTATCGGCCTGGATTTCCCGGATGACGGGAGTCAGCCAGGACATCCCACGGTAGGTTGCGAGCGGGTCCGGGATCGGCGCGAAATGCGCTATCTCGTCCGCCAAGAACGCCATGCAGGAATCCTGTTTACCATCCTGGTGATAAAAGTAGCCGACACGCTTGTAGCCGACCTGACGTGCCCCGTCAGTCCCTTCTACCGTCTCAACGGCCCTTCCCGTCTGGGAAGTGACGGCCCACCGTGGAGCGAGGATGATGTCGACCCAATCAGGACGCAGCCGGATCATCTCTTCGCCCAGGCGAGCCCAATACGAGTTCCCCGCCATGTCAGCGTCGAGAATCATTCTCGCAAGCATGTCGCCCGTCGTGCCGCCGACCCAAGGGGTTTCCAGGATCCCGAGTTCCGATGTCCCGAACAGGTCCCCCGGTCGGCCGTTGTTCCGCGCCCGCCACTGAAACCGTGCCTCACTGAATATCAGGAGACGCTTCAGTTCAACGCCGAAGACGACGCCGTCATTCATGTACCCGCCGGACACATGCCCGGCAAAGTTTGACGCGATTTTTTCGACGGGCGTCCCGTCCCAGGACTGGACGACACTATTACCCGTCAGGGGGTACGTGTTGCCACCGAATTTCATGACATCGTTGACCCACGCCTGGAACGAATACCGCTGCTCGTCCTGCGGCCTGACCGGGCGGCGAGGACGACGGGGCCAGAAAATACTCACCGCGCGACATCCCCGTCATGAATGGCGAGGATCAGCCTGATGACCGCCAGCAGGATGGCCGCGGTGAGCATCCCGACCGGCATACACCAGGGGCTGCCGAGAATGACGGCGGCAACAATGAGGGCCCCAATGGTGAGGGTGATGACGGCGATTTCCAGGGCTGTCGTGACGATGTCGTACCGGGACACGTGTACTCCCCTGCCCTTCCGTGGTCGTGTCTGGCAAGGGGCCGTGCCGGAACGTCTCAATAGGCGATGACCTGGTATACGACAGTGGAGGTGTCAGATCCACTCGTCGAGGTGATCGTGAATGATGTGCCGACGTTCTTCGCGCTGATGTAGAGCGCGCCGGGAGTGCCGCCGAGAGTCTTCTCCCACACCATGATCTGGCTGTTAGCGGTGATGCTCGCGTCATTGACGGTGATCGTGCCGGAGGAAAGTGTCGCCTCGCCCGTCGCAGCCGACACGGCGCATGGCACGGTGGCCCAGTCCAGGCCGGTCGTCTCACCTGACGCGGCGACCAGGATCTGCCCGTTCGTGCCCACGGACAGGGCCGCCGGCGTCGACGCCGCAGACGCGGACACAAGATCACCCTTGGCCGTCCACGCCGTCCCCGCAGCGACAGCCGCCGACCACTTCAGACCGGTCGCCGCCGTGGAGTCCGCAGTCAGGACCTGCCCATTCGTACCGACAGTCAGTTCAGCCGGGGTGGACGCAGCAGACGCCGCATACACCGACCCCTTGGCCGTCAGCGTCGTTTTCACAGGGAACGGATCGTCCCACTTCAGGCCCGTGGTTTCCCCCGACGCCGCGACCAGAGCCTGCCCGTTCGTGCCGACACCGAGCACAGATGGCGTCGACGCTGCGGAAGCAGAGACGATGGCGCCCTTCGCGGTCCACGTCTCGTTCCGAATATCAGGCGTCGCCCACACCAGGCCCGTCGTCTCACCGGATGCAGCGGTCAGGACCTGGTCGTTCGTCCCAACCCCAAGTTTCGCCGGAGTGGAAGCGGCCGATGCGGACAGGAGATCGCCCTTCGCGGTCCACGTCTCGTTCCGCACGTCGGGGGTAGCCCACACCAGGCCGGTTGTCTCCCCGGACGCGGCCGTCAGGACCTGGTCATTCGTGCCGACACCGAGACGAGTGGTTGTCGACGCAGCGGACGCCGCATACACGTCGCCCTTCGTCGTCAGCGTCGCCTTCGTCGGATAGGTCGCAGCCAGATAGGTCCGCTGGGCCGCCGTGAAATCGTCGGCTCCACTGTCGCCGGCGGTCCCGACCTCCCACGTGATCTCCCCCGTCGACGGGTCGACCCCTGCCGCGTAGGGACGCGGATCTGCACTCATAATCGATTCTCATTCCCTCGACAGGGGCTACACGCCCCACGGTTTTCCCTGGTTAAAGGCGCATCGCTGTCATCGGCAACTGATCCGCCGACGTCATGACCAGCCCGTAATGGGCTTCGGCGACGGCGACCAGGGGGCAGATGTCAGCGTCTGACTTGGCCCTGGCGAAAGCCCACGCACCGTCACCGACATCTCGACGCCTGGCACCCCTCAATGCCGTCGTCAAGATCGGCTCGTCCCGGTGCCATGTCGACGGGGCGTCGCCGGCCACCGCGTCGTACAACAGCCCACACGATCGGCCCTGATCCGCCATCCCCAGTACGACGAGCAGTCCCGACGGATGCTTTTCCGTCCGGCGCCGCAACCCGGCGTCCTCCAGTGCCTTGATCTCCGTCGACGCCGGTCCGGCGCCGTCCACCACGACCGCGATCGGATCATGCTTTTCGATCAAGGCCTTGAGCCTGGGAACCGACCAGCTCGTACCCGATCGATGCGCAATCAGCGCCAGGTGCGTCGCGCCGTCCGCCCGCACTCCGGCGCCACCGATCGCCGCACTGCGCCGATCCGGTGCGATATCAAGAGACAGCGCCCTCCGGCCCGTGATCTTCGACTTCGGGTCGGTCCGGGCCTCCCAGGCCTTGACCGGGATCGTCACGAGGGCGCTGGTGTCGGCCTCTTCCCACCAGCCGAGTCGCTCCCTCGCAAACTCCATCGGCGACAGCTCGCCGCGCTCCTCCCGCAAGTAGTCGAGCGAGATGCGCCGGCCAGGGGCAGCAGCGAGGTTTGCCGCGAGCCACAGATCCTCACGGTCGAGCACGCACCCGGGAGTCCCCGGCGCGTGCAGGCACTTCTCCTGCTCACACCCGGGTTTGGCGAAGGATCCAGGGGCGCACCACTCGATATAGGCAAGCGCCCCGAGGCCGCCGGCCCTCCCACGATCCCGGATCCCGCGCAGCACGTGCGAGCTGGCCATTCCCGCTGACGAGCCGTACAGCACGGCGGCTCGACGCCTTGTCGACAGAATCGGCAGCAGGGCGCCCATATGTGCATCCTGAAGCGCGAATGCCTCATCCAGAACGACGCACTCACCGGACAGGCCGCGGCCGCCGGTCTTGATCCGGGCTCGGAACCGTAACCATCGGTCCCCGGCGAACTGAATGCCTTCCTTGCCATTCCCCTGGCTGATCTTCGTGACGTACTTGCGAAGCCACGCATGTGATTCGATCAAGGTCTGGAGATCGCCGAAAGCCGCCTGAGACGTCGCCACCTCATGCGCCGACCAGACGATCAATCGATCCCCGTCGGGACGCAGCAGCCGCCCTAAGGCGACCAGCTCGAAGCCCCAGGACTTCACGTTCTGGCGCGGCGCGATGATGCACGCCCCCAGAGACGCCGGACGCCCGTCAGCACGCTCCCCCGTCAAGACGTCGAGGGCGTACACCTGCTCCGGATCGAGCGGACGCCCCAGGCGCTCGGACAGTACCGCCAGCTGCGGGGCCATCGAGCGCACGCACGGTGGCCGGTGTACGTAAGCAGGGGGAACGAGCAGCTCGGACCTACTCGGAACGGCGATCAAGTTCCGGTGCCGAAGATGCCCGCGATGACATCGCCGCCAGCGTCAGCCCCCTCCAGGGCACGAGCCTTCGACGAGTGGAACTCCCTCACCAGCGCGGCGAGACCGGATTGCGTCCCTCCACCAGCAGCGATCTGGACGGCGAGGGTCAACACGATCAGACCCTCAGGTGTCTCCGCGCGCCCGGCACGCCCCAGCTCACTCTTAGTCGCGACGACGAGCGGGGATTCGCATTCGGGAGGCTCCTCCGGAGTCGGGAGCGGAACGACTGGAGCGATTAGCGACACAGGGGCGGTTCGGACCGTAGTGGATGTGATCGGCGGTTTAGGTGCGGGACGTTTCCGGCTACTCCGGCGCGTATCCGGAGCATGCCCCTGCAGGTACTTGGCCGGACGTCCCGGGCCATGGCGGAGAGGAATCTCATGCCCACAACCGCATGCGCACAAACGGGCCATCGACGTCGTCACTTCCCTCGATCAGCGATAGTCAATTCAGGCATTGGCTTGCAGGTTATTACGCCCTGTAATCATCCTGACTCTGTGTCAGAAATCCCGTCCTTGGGGAGGGATGGAGAGGC